TACGAATTTGATATAGATGCTTCAACAGGAGAAATTGTTGGAACTGAAGTAAAGCATTACAATAGAAATTATTAAGCCAACTATACTTGTATATATTATTGTCATAATTGCAGTAGTGTATTTTGTATTTGTCAGTATTTGCATTAATACTCCTCCTTAGTTCGTTCTCCCATATTTCGTTCCCAGACCATATGATGAATTTTCATAAATTCTTCTTCTGTTGCTCCTAAATGCTCTGCAACAAGTAATATGATTGAAAAATGTTCATCAACATTGTACAAAGCTGTTAAAAAATCAAGTAGTTTTGTAAAACTGCAATTTTCTTGGATAAAAAATTCTTTTTTGAATCTAATATCCTTGTTTCTTATTCTGCTATCAAAACGATCATTATTGACATAACTCAAAGAAAAATGCAGCATATCGGACAATTCTTCTAATGCTCTTTGTTTATTGATTTCTTTTACACTATTTTTCCAATAGTTCCAAGCACTTTTCACTTCCTGTAAAAATTCTCCCAGTTCTGTATGATAAGCTAATCTTATCAATTCAAGATCACGTTTTCTGATAGTTTCTTTTTCGTCAAATTTATTATCCAATAATTTTTGCCTTCTCAATAGTTCGTCAATATCAAATTTTTTCAACGCTTCCATTATTCTATTTCCTCCACTTCTATTTCCATTCTAGGATTTTTCTTATCACAACTGTCAACTATCAGTTGACTATTGACTAAATATTTAACACTGTCATCTACAATTATCCCCAGTTCCTTTAATGCATCGTTCATAAATTTTCCAATTACTGAAGCTACATTTTCGAGGTCACTTCCTGAGTTTTTGTAGAAATAACGGTATCGGACCTGATATTTACCTTTTATTTTTTCTTTGTTTTTTAAAAGTTTCAATCTTATCAGGTCATGATATTCATGCTTAATTTTGTTTTTTACATGTTCGTTTTCATTTCTATACCAGTTTAGGCTCATTAAAGTTATTTTATTCTTTCTAGTCTGCCAATAAACTGGTAATTCAAGTTTAATCATTGTTTTCACACTCTTTCAAATACCAGTTTAGATAAGTCTGTGCTTTTTTATAATCCTCTAAGCCATTCTTTTTTTCTGCCCTTATCAGATATTTCATAGTATTTCCCTTGCAAAATGCCTTAAATCCCTCTTGTCCTAACACCGACTTAATGACTTCTATTGATTCAACATTTAAGCCTTCAAGTTTATAATGTTTGGGGCTTTTAACATTTTCCTCTCTAACTTCCATTATTCCTCCTATTTAAAATTTTCTTCTTTTTTCATTTCTAAGTATTTTTTCTCTGAAACTAGTTTGTCACCTGAATATACGTTCCTTATCGAGCCTTTGTTTCTTTTCACAAACTCCCATATCTTTTCATAGTCATCTGATTTTATTTGATGTTTACCACCATTTAAATCTATTATTTCCATGAAATAAACTCTTATTTTACCCATTAACTAACTCCTTGAAATAGTTGCATCTGCTCGGCAATTATTGATTGTTTTTTCTTATGCTTTTTTAGAAACAACTGCCTGAATATTGCTTCAAGTACGGTTACAACTATTGAATTTCCTGCCTGTTTATAGAGTTGTGCATTTGATGTGCCAACAGATTTAGCTGCATAATAATCATTATCACTAAATCCCATAAGTCTCCATGTTTCTAAAGGAGTTAGTTTTCTTATTCCATTTTCTTCTTTCAAAAAATTATTTTCTTGCCATGAGCTTGATGTCATCGTTGGAACAATATTTTCTTTTATTCCTCCTTTATTGAACCCATGACTTTTTTGTATTATGAAATTATCAGTTGACCTGTATCCTGCTCTTGTTGTTATTGCAAATGCCGTGTCACAGTCTTCTAATTTTCGCGGATTAAATCTTTCACCTCTAACAAATCCGTTTCTATTTGTCATGTCTGACATGCACTTTATGAATTTTTCTGTCAAATAATATTTTTCCGGAACATTTTCTTCTAGCATGTCTTTCATTTTGATTTTTAATTCCTGTTTTTTTGGAAAAACATAATGGATATTATCAAGTGAAGAAATAACAAAAACTCTTTCACGGTTTTGAGGTATTCCATAATCTTTGGCATTTAATACTTCCCAGTTACTGTAATATCCTAGACTGTTCAGGAAACTTAGCCAACGCTCGAAATCTTTTATAAATTTCTTTCCAACGAGGTTTTTAACATTTTCTAACAAAAGATACTTCGGCAATGTTCCGTTCTCTTTTGCTTTCAACAAAAGTCTTTCAACTTCTAGTAACAATCCACTTCTTGTATCTTTACTTATTCCCTTTTGTTGCCCGGCAACTGAAAGGTCTGTGCATGGAAAACTATATGTTAACAGGTCACAATAAGGCAACTCCTCAATCTTCGAAATATCTCCAAAGTTATGCACTTTGCCATGAATTGCTTCGTATGACTTTATAGCAAACTTATCTATTTCAGATATTCCTATAACTTCATAATCTATCCCTAAGTTTCTTAATGCCATCTCTTGACTTCCAATCCCAGAAAAAAGGGTAATAACTTTTATTTTTTGCATTTCTTTATCCTCTTGAATTTTTCAATAAGTTTAATATTTTTGTTGATTGCCTTCAGTAGCTTTTTATCCTCTTTTTGCAGCTCTTCTCTTCTTAAATTCATTGCTTTATTTTCAAGTTCAGCTTTAATGACATCATTTTCCGTTATTATCTTCATTTATCCTCCATTTTTTATAAAGCAGTCTTCTACAAACTTTTTGTTTATCTCCTGTTTTTTTAATTCTATATCTATCCCTTTTTTTCTTAATTCATAAATTCTAGCCAAAACTCCTCGGTTAGTTCTTTTTAGTTTTTTAGAAAGCGTTTTTATCTCGATTGGTTGGCTTTTAACTATTATCCTGTCTTCTTCAACTGTCCATCTTTTGAATTTATTTTTGATTTTTCCAGTTTTTTTATCTAAACAAGCTGTTTTAGTAACGTAGCTCAAAAGATTTAAAATCGAGCTAAATTTTACGTTGAGTCTTTCAGAAATTTCACGTTTTCCAAGTCCACTCATCCATAAATTTAAAATTTTTTTATTGAGTTCTTTTCTTAATCGCAAATTTTCTTCAAATTCCTCTTTTGAGTGTCTCCTGATTGAACTATGACAACTCTTCTCACTTCTGCCCAATGTTTTTGCAATTTCATTGTACGGAAGTCTTTGTTCCAGTCTTAATATTTTTAACATTTCGATTTCTTCTGTTGTCCAAGGGGTATATTTTCGCATTTTTCCTCCTAATACAATTCCTCAAAGTCCTTTTTGTATAAGTCTTTTCTTCTGCTTTCCCAGTTGAAAAGATATTTTTTGCATTTGCTCTTGATCCTATCCATTAACTTGTCACTGCCGTTTATTTTTAAAAACTCTTCCAGCTGTATATAATCCAAATTGCTATTTATAATCATTGATTTATCATTTTCATAAAGAAAATTCAGAATCATGAACATTTTTTCTTTTCCCCAGTCACTCAAAAATTCGTTCCCAAGGTCGTCGAAAATAACCAATTCAGCTTTTGAAAGTCTTTCAAGCAGAAATTCATCATCTTCATCATTACGCTTTTTATAGCTTTCCCTTGTCTCTTCAAGCAAAGCAGATAATGATGTTCTGTATACTAAATACTTTGAATTTAAAACGTTCATTATGCAGTTTGTGTAGAAAGTTTTTCCAGTACCAGGATTTCCTATCATTACTATTCCAAGCCCTTTTTTCTTTATAATTTCAAAGTTTTCACAATATTTCTCAAATGATTTTTTAAATTCTTTTTCTTGCGAACTTAGAATTTTTGCATTTTCAAATCTTTTATACCAGTCCTGCTCTGTAAGTCTTGAAAGTTCCATGTATTTATAAATATCCTGCTGCTTAAAAATACTAGCTGGTACACTCTCAACATTAGTTCCAGTCATCAAATCCTTTTGTGTAGTCTGGCTTTTTTGAATGTCTGTCTTCCTGTTTTCTGCCATATCTTGCATTGTAACTATTCCCATTGTTCACTCCTTCCTTAGGTTCAAAAATTCCCGAATAGTTATTCATTATTGACTTTTCTACTATATCTCTTAATTCCTGTACAGAGTATTTAAGGAATCTTTTAATGAGAACATCTATGGACTTAGTGTTTTTGTACTGATTATTTTCTTTTTTGTATTCTACCCATTCTTTAAAGATTTTTTTCTTTTCAGAATCAATCTCCAAAGTTTCTATATAGTCTAAAAGATTTTCAGTTACATTTCTTTTTTTATTTTTTTCTTTATAAGAAGAATCTTTTATAGATGAATCTTTTATAGATGAATCTTTGTCATGCCAATTTGTCATACCCTCTGATGACATTTTGTCATACCCCCCTTGCCAATTTGTCATACCCTCTGATGACATTTTGTCTTCATATTCTGTTAAATCAGAATAGCTCTCGTTGAGTGCAACATATAAAAACGTTCCTTTAACTCCATTTCTGCAATTTAAAACTCGCTTTTTTAAAATTTTTTTCTTTATCAGCTTGTCAATTCTTCTTATTATTGTTCTTTCGCTTCCAATAATTGGAATCTGTTCAAACAGATAACTGTATTTAATCCACATGAACTTATCCCTATTGTCTTTTTTTTCTCCTTCTAATTCTCTTTCTTCAACTTCATTTTCTAATATTTTGTAGTCTATTTTTTTTGAATTGCTTAGATACATATCCGACAGTGTTCTCAATATAAGACTGTCTATTAAATCTAAATCATTTTTTATTAAAGCTTCCTGACTGTAGCCATTAATTGTGTATTTCATTGAATACCTCCTTCAGGGAAAATATCATATATTATTCTTCCGCGAAAAAAACTCATTGAAATATATCCTTCATGGCTTAAATTGTTTATCAATGTTCCAAAAAGGCTTTCAGGCATTGGATGTATTTTGTTCACAGCATCATATAAACTACATTCTTCTTCTTTTTCTCCAATTCTTTCAATAAGAATTATCATCAGACCTTTTGCCTGTAAGCTTAATTTTTTGTTATCTAAAAATCCATATTTTGTAATTCTATTTTTCATAATTTTTTCCTCCTACTTGCTTTTAATATGCTAATATGCTATAATTGTTGCATAAGTTAGATTATAAAACCTTATATGAATCGGACTATATGTCCGATTTTTTATTGAAATAATTCCATTTGTTTCACTTCCTCTTTGACATTGATAACTTTTTCTAAAGCTAAGTTATACATGTCTTTTTTTATTTCAAAACCGTAAGAATGCCTTTTAAGCTCTTTTGCAGCTCTCAAAGTTGTTCCACTCCCAGCAACTGGGTCAATTACCGTATCACCTGCATCAGTAAAAATTTCAATCAATTTTTTCAAAACTCTCACTGGCTTTTGTGTTGGGTGTATTTTGTTTACTTTTTCAGGATTATCTCTCTGCCATTCAAACCAGTTCAATATCATTTTTTTATTGTTATTGAACTTTGGTAATTTTTCCCGGTAAAGAACAAGTGCATATTCAGTAGCTCCTACAATTTTCATATTTGCCTTCAAAACTTGTGGACTACTATTTTTGATAAAGATTAACGGTATATGATTATTGAATCCGTATTTTTTACCATATTCTATTACCATTTGCATTTGCTGGAATGCACAAAATACAATCATACAAGGGGACTTTCCTTTTTCTTTTGGTTCTTTTATAAGCATTTTTGAGCAGAAGTGCATGAATTCTGCTATCTTAAAATTGTGGTCTGTATCAAAAAACGCTTTTCCTGCCTTGTTACTTTCTCCATTTTTATTATCTCCGTCAACATACCATTCAGGACTACTTGCATAAGCATTATTCCCTAAATTATAAGGAATATCAGCAATTACAAGCTGAGCTTTTGGTATGTGATAACGTTTATAATTTTGGTGATGGTCATTAAATAACTCACACCTTATATTATTTACCATTTTAACCTCATTTCTGCTTTTATCTGAGCAGACAAGCCCAGTTAAGGGCAATTATCAACTCAAAAAATCATTTTAAAGAATTTTCAGCAGAATTCCCTCAATTCACACTTTTTAAAGCATTGTCTCGAGTCTGCAAGTGTTCCTTTACTGGAACTCTGCTGTTGATATCAACGGACTATGTCAGAATCGAACTGACTTTTTCTCTGGCAGAAATAGTCCATATTGGCGGACAGTATCGGACTCGAACCGATAAGAGTTTTACCTCCACAGTTTAGCAAACTGCTGCCTTACCATTAGGCTAACTGTCCATAAAACAACTGGCACAATTTTAAAAGAAATCAGAAACAAACAATAAAAATTTTATAGGAGTCTGTGCCAGCAAGTTTTAACGAGTTACTTCTCTCAAAAATAACAATACCTTTATACGTTTTAAACGTATTTAATGATTAAAAAAATTTATACCAAGGTCAACTCCCAAAACTTTTTGCACATCTAATAAAAATTCAACTTTAGGAAATTTTCCTTCAATTAATCTATTCATATTATCTGAAAAAGTCTGCGGAGTCATATTTATCTCTTCAGCTATTGACTTTTGTGAGATTTTTTTTTTTTTTATTGAGGAATGCTCCCCTTATTTTTTTTTTTTTTTT